GTAGGAGCCTATCAAAAGCTCACAGATGCCGGAGTCAGTTTTGGAGGCAGTTTAACTGAAATGAGAACTGCGGCTGCAAGTACATATATGACATTAGATCAGTTTGCTGGCTTAATGAAACGCAACAGTGAAACATTTGCAAGAATGGGTGGTACCGCTGATCAAGGTGCTAGAGCATTTACAGCAATGAGCAACTCATTGCTGAAAAGTGAAGCTGGAGATAATTTAAGAGCATTAGGGTATACTTCAGAACAAGTTAATGAAGGACTTGCAGGCTACTTAGCAAACACTGGTGCTCGTACTAAACAAGAAATGCAAAATACTGGAGCACTTACTAAAGGTGCCGCAGAGTACTTGACACAGTTAGATGGACTTGCTCAAATTACTGGCAAGAGTAGAGAAGAATTAGAAAAAGAACAAAAGGCTAGAAATCAAAATGCTGCATATCAGGCAGCATTAATGAGTATGACTGAACCTCAGCGTAAGGCCATGGAGCAAGGCGCAACTGAGATGAGAACTAAATTTGGTAAAGCTGGAGAAGAAATGTACATGGCTCAGATGTTAGGATTACCTCCTATGACTGAAGCTTCACAAAAATTAACAGCAATGGCTCCGGAAGTTGCTAAAGCTAGTCAAGCCATGGTTGACAATGCTAAAGCAGGTGGAGATTTAGCATCTCAACAACGATTATCTGCAAAAGCTACCGAAGGTGCGGCACAGGCTGCTAATCGATTAGGTGGAATAGCAGGAGCATTAAGTTTTTCATCAGACAGTACTGGTCAAGCATTAATGGGATTAACCAAAGAAGCAAACAGAGCTAAAGCACAAGGTACAGAATCTGCAAGAGCAGGTGAAGAACAATTACAGATAATTGCGGCTAAACAGAAAGAACGACAGGAATCAGAAGCTAAAGCCGCAGTTGAATCTCAGAAAGCTATACAAGAACTTGGTCAGTCACTATTAAGTATTTTAATGCCTGCTATTAAATTATTAACAGCAGTAATAAATCCTTTAGCTAAATTTGTCAGTGCAGTTATGACACAGTTTGAAAAGTTAAACGGAGTTATTCAAGCGTTGACTGTTGCTGGCTTAGCATATCTAGCATTTAAAAAATTGCAAAGTGCTCGAGAAGCAGCAGGACAAATTCCAACAGGCGGTAGTGGTGGTGCAGGCGGACTAGGTGGTTCGGGTATTGGCAAAGGGCTTGGCGGCAAACTAGCAGGATCACTTAAAGGTGGTATAGGTGGTATTGCAGGCGGATTAGCACTTGGTGCAGCCGCAGACTATGCCGCAAGTAATGGAATGGAAAAGACTGGTGCAGGTTTAGATATTGCTAGTCAGGCAGCTACTTTTGCAGGCACCGGTGCTATGCTAGGCAGTATTGTTCCGGGTGTAGGCACCGCTATAGGCGGCGGATTAGGAGCGGCAGCAGGTGGCGCATACGGACTTTACCAAAATTGGGGAAAGTTATTTGGCGAGTCTGGACAGAAAAAAGCCGCAGATGGATTAATGGTAAACACTCCGACTAGCATCCTAGCTGGAGAAGCAGGCCCAGAGGTTGTAGCACCTACTAGACACTTTGAAAATTTACAGAACGAGCTACAGACGTTAAATAAACAAACAGCAGAGATGCTAAGGTACGTCAAAGAAACCTCAGAGTATACCAGAAATACTGCGGATGCTACCAAAGGGTTAGGCGGCGACCTTTTTAAATTTTAAATTATGGCTTGGAAAAAATATTTTACTTTAGTTGATACATCAGGACAAATGAGTCCTGTTAACGGTTCTGTTAACTCAGACAGCCGTGCTAATCCTACGCATAGAAATTACTCAAGCTATTTGCCAGATGTATATTCTGGACATCCAAATCGTTTAGAGCGTTATGGTCAGTACGATACCATGGACAGCGACAGTGAAGTCAATGCTGCACTAGATATTCTTGCAGAATTCTGCAGCCAAACAAATGAAGACAGCGGTACTCCGTTCCGTATATTCTTTAAAGAACAGGCCACAGGCACTGAAACTAAGATTATTAAAAAGTTCATGCAACAGTGGACTAAACTTAATAAATTCGACAAACGTATTTTTAAAGTAGTTCGCAATGTATTCAAATACGGTGATGCATTCTTTGTTCGTGATCCAGAAACACAAGCATGGATGTTTGTTGATTCACAGAAAGTTGATCGCATTATTGTCAACGAAAGTGAAGGTAAGAAACCTGAACAATATGTTATTCGTGACTTTAACCCTAATTTAGAAACTCTGGCTACAACTGCCATCAGTCCTAGTAATGTCACAGGTGGGGGCAGTCAATATGCCAGTAGCTACGCTGCCGGACAAGGCGGCGCAGGTGGATCACGTGGAATGACCGGTGCGTTCCCTACAAACTTAAATGGAAATAGATTTTCTAAAACAGAAAATCAGTATAATATTGATGCAAAGCACGTTATTCATTTAAGTTTAAGTGAAGGTCTTGACAATAATTTTCCTTTTGGAACAAGTCTTTTAGAAAGTATTTTCAAAGTTTACAAGCAAAAAGAATTGCTTGAAGACGCTATTATTATATATCGTATACAACGAGCACCAGAACGCCGTGTATTTTATATCGACGTAGGTAACATGCCCAGCCACTTAGCTATGAGCTTTGTTGAACGAGTTAAGAACGAAGTAAACCAACGAAGAATTCCAAGTGTAACAGGTGGAGGACAGACTGTTGTTGATGCAGGTTACAACCCGTTATCAATCAACGAAGATTACTTTTTTCCACAGACAGCAGAAGGTCGCGGCAGTAAAGTTGAAGTACTACCGGGCGGTACTAATCTAGGAGAAATTGATGATCTTAAATATTTTACTAATAAGTTGTTTAGGGCTTTACGCATTCCTAGCAGTTATCTACCTACTGGTCCCGATGACGGAGGATCTAACTTCAATGATGGTAGAGTTGGAACAGCCTACATCCAAGAACTCCGATTTAACAAGTACTGCGAACGATTACAAAGTCTAATGAATGATGTGTTTGATACAGAGTTTAAACTGTATCTACACAACAAAGGTATTAATGTTGACAGCAACATATTTGATGTTAAGTTTAATCCTCCACAGAATTTTGCCGCTTTCCGTCAAACAGAAATGGACACTGCTCGTGTAACTACATACACAACAGTAGCAGCCGTTCCGTTTATCAGCAAACGTTTTGCATTAAAACGCTTCTTAGGTCTAACACAAGAAGAGATTGTAGAAAACGAAACTATGTGGAAAGAAGAAAATGTCGATGATGACACCCAATTACCAGCAAATGCTGAACTACGTTCAGTGGGTATCACAGCAAACGGTATGGGCGCAGACATGAGTTCGTTGTCGGGTGCTACATCTGCACCTCCTCCAGAAGGTGAACCAGGAGCAGAAGCAGCTCCGGCAGCACCAGGAACTGCGCCTCCAGCATAAATATTACTATGTTTTTAAGAGAATTCATTTACTTTGATAAAAATCAGGCAAGCATGACTGATGATAATCGCTATAATTCGGACAACGATACCAGCGTTTTAAAGTCCAGTGACCTTAGAAAAACACGTTTAACACTTCGTATGTTGAACGACCTACGTAAAGCAGGTGACGCTAGAGAATCCGAAAAGAAGGAAGAACTAGCATTAGTTAGAAAAATGTACGCAACGCCTCCTCCGGAAGCAATGCCCGCATAATATGGTAGTTTAATATTTTTCGTCTAGAATTTAAATATTTTAGACAAAAACTTATTAAATTTAACCTTCTCCGGTCAAAAACAGTCGCTTTTTGGCCTATTTCCAACACGTTTATATAATAGTGTTTAAATAACAACACAGCCTTGCCGCGAAACTAATTAAGGAGAAACCCGCAATGTCTACAAAGTTTGAACAACTATTAGACTTGATCGTCAATGAAGAAATGGATAAAGCCAATGAGCTATTCCATGAAATCGTTGTTGAGAAGTCAAGAGATATCTATGAGAATTTAATTGCTGAAGAAGCAGAAGAAGAAGAAATGGAAGAAGCTGCCGACGAAGAAGCTGAGGAATCAGTTGACGAAGCCGCAGAAGATGACGAAGAAGAAATGGAAGAAAGTGCTGACGAAGAAGCAGACGAATCCGTTGACCTAGAAGACAGCTACAGCATGGAAGCTGACGACGAAGCCGGTGCTATGGGCGGTGACGCTACAGACAAATTCGGCGCAGACGTAGGTGCTATGGACGATGAAGAAGGTGGTGAAGCCGGTGAAGACGCAGCTATTTTTGACATCAAGAACGCTATTGAAGAATTAGAAGCAGCCTTTGCTAAACTAGAACAAGCACAAGGTGGTGAAGAGCCAGCTGGTGAGTTCGGTGACGAAGAAGGTGAAGAAGATGACATGGAAATGATGGGTCAACCAGCATTTGAAGGTCGTCGTATGACACGTGAGTACACTGAGAAAGTTGGTAACGATTGGGACAAGAACAGCATGAAAGGCCAAGGACAGTACGTAGGTGCTGGTACAGGCGATAAAGAAGGTTCTCCAGTAGAAGGCAGAAGCCCTATTAGCAGTGGTTCTGGTAAGCCAAACACTGGTGCAAATGCTAAAAACTTAGCACAAAGCCACACAGAAGGCGGAACTGACAAAGGCACAAGCCCAGGTAAAGTAAACAACGGTATTACAAAAACTGCCGGTGAAAAGTTTGCCAGTGGCAACGGTAATGTTCCTGGCGGCAAGATGGGTGTTAAGAACCTATCAGCTGTTAAAGGTGGCCATGGTGCTGAGAAGAAGGGCGCAGGTCCAGGACCAGTAGGTTCAGGCACAGGCGACAAAGCTGGTCAAACCAGTATGGCTAAGATTCCTACGTTTCTTAAGAAACTATAATTAGAGAACCTGGATGAAACATTCATATCTAAGAGAACACCTAAGTTTTGATCAGTCCGGCATCGTTCTCGAGTCGGACGACAAGGATGGCAAGAATCTTCACTTGAAGGGTATTGCTATTCAAGGTGGTATTCGCAATGCTAATCAACGTGTCTACCCTGTAGACGAAATTGAACGTGCTGTGAAAACACTTAATGATCAAATTCAAAATGGTTATTCTGTATTAGGTGAAGTTGATCACCCAGATGATCTTAAAGTAAATTTGGACCGTGTGTCCCATATGATAACAAATATGTGGATGGAAGGTCCTAACGGTTATGGTAAGTTTAAAATCTTGCCTACACCAATGGGTAACTTAATTCGAACTATGTTAGAAGCCGGTGTAAAACTCGGCGTTAGCTCACGAGGCAGCGGCAACGTTGACGACATGAGCGGCAAAGTATCTGACTTCGAAATTATCACAGTTGATATAGTTGCACAGCCAAGCGCACCTGGCGCTTATCCTACACCTGTTTATGAGCATTTGATGAACAGTCGTGGTGGATACAAAGCATTCCAGGTTGCAAAAGAAGTAAAAGAAGATCCAAAGGCCCAGAAATATTTGCAAGAATCTCTCTTGCAAATTATTAAAGGTCTAAAATAAGCCCGAGGAGAAATTAATGTTGGACGCATTCAAACAATTAGTAGAGTCAGGTGTTATGTCAGAAGAAGTAAAAACTGCTGTCGAAACCGCCTTCACTCAAAAGATTCAAGAAAATCGCGACCAAGTAACCGCAGAACTTCGTGAAGAGTTTGCACAAAAATACAGTCATGACAAAAGCGTGATGGTAGAAGCAATCGACAAGATGTTAAGCGATAGATTGGCCGCAGAAATGGCCGAATTGTATAGTGACAAAAAAGCACTAGCCGAAGCAAAAGCACAATACCAACAACGTATTGCTGGTGATGCTAAAAAGCTAGAAGGTTTTGTTATGAACCAATTAGGCAGAGAGTTAGTAGAATTCCAAGGTGACCGTAAAAAAGTTTCTGAGAATTTTGGTAAGTTAGAGCAATTTGTTGTACATGCTCTAGCAAAAGAAATCAGTGAATTTGCAAGTGACAAGAAGGATCTAGCTGAAACTAAAGTTAAGTTAGTTCGTGAAGCCAAGAGCAAGTTTGATGAAATCCGTCAAGCCTTTATTACACAAAGCGCAAAAGTAGTTGAAAACGTAGTCACTAACAAGTTGACATCTGAAATTCACCAGTTGAAAGAAGATATTGACAGTGCTCGTAACAACGACTTTGGTCGTAGATTGTATGAAGCGTTTGCACAAGAGTATGCAGGTTCCTTCCTAAATGAGAAGTCTGAAACAAGTAAATTGTTAAAGATCATCGCTAAGAAAGAGCAAGAGCTAGCAGAATCTAAAGAAGTTATTGCAGAAAAAGCAAACTTAGTCGAATCTACACAGCGCGAAATTCGTGTTACTAAAGATTTGATGGAGCGCAAGAATGTAATGGCTGAGTTAGTAGCACCATTAAGTGGTGAAAAGCGAGTCGTAATGCAAGAACTATTAGAGTCTGTACAAACAGGCAAACTACATTCTGCATTTGACAAATACCTACCCGCAGTAATGGAAGGTGCCAAGCCTGTAGCTAAAAAAGCTATGTTAGCAGAAAGCACTGAAGTAACTGGTAATCGTGAAAGCAAGCCCGAGGTAGGCTTAGATAACATCTTAGACATCCGCAAATTAGCGGGTCTAAAATAATTAAATTCAAGGAGAAGACATAAAATGTCACAATTATTAAATGAAAGATGGTCAGAGACCAAAGAAGCTCTGCTTGAAGGCCTATCTGGTACACGTAAGTCATCTATGGCAGTTTGCCTAGAAAACACACGCCGTCACTTGGCTGAGAGCGCAACCGCTGGTGCCACAAGCGCCGGCAACATCGCAACACTTAACCGTGTTATCCTTCCAGTAATTCGTCGTGTTATGCCGACAGTTATTGCCAACGAAATCATCGGCGTTCAGCCAATGACTGGACCTGTTGCACAGATCCACACTCTACGTGTTCGTTATGCTGATGGTGTTGGTTCAGGTGATGTAGTTACAGCAGGCGAAGAGGCACTAAGCCCATTCAAGATTGCTCAAGCGTATTCTGGTAACAATGCTTCTAACGGTGGTGCTGCTACAACAGCCGCTATGGAAGGCACACCAGGCAAGCGTATGAGCATTCAAATCTTGAAGAGCCCAGTTGAA